CCACATTTGCACCAAACTCAAATGATTTACTTACATCTCTTACATTTCTGATTGATGCAGAAAGTATTTGGGTCTCAACATCAGTATATATTCCTCTCGCTAAGCTATAGATGTGATAATCGTATAACTTTGCAATCTCTTTGATTAGACCTAAACCATCAAAAGAGTTGTCATCTACTCTACCTACGAAAGGAGAGACGTAAGAGGCGCCTGCCTTGTGTGCCAAGACCGCTTGAGCAGAACTGAATATCAAAGTAACGTTTACACGGATATCCTTCTCTGAGAGGAGTTTACACCCTTTTAAACCTTCTGGTGTACATGGCACTTTAATTGTCACGGATTCACCAAATTTATCTCTAAGTCTACAACCCTCATTAAGAAATTCATATGCATCATCGGCAACAATTTCCATACTAATATCTGGAACTCCAATGTTAACGATCTCTCTGTACACATCTTCTGGATCTCTACCACTCTTCATAATGAGAGTTGGGTTTGTTGTAACACCGTCAATTAAACCAGTGTCAAAATAATTCCTTATTAAATTTACTTCAGCAGTATCAAGGAAAATTCTCATTGTATTTTCTCCATAAAAAAAGAGGGTCAATTAAGACCCTCCTAGTATAACATGTTTTTTGTTTAAATCAACCCTAGTGATCCTGCTGTAATACCAACACCAAGAAAGAAAGCAAATTCTAAAATGCCGTGGTACTCAGGCGAGATCCCTAAAATCTTCGCTTTGATATGAGTCATTTACACTTGTGCTCCTCAGTGATAGATCTAACCTATTGAAGGTGCTGTTAGAGCAACAGTTGTTGACTCAGCACATGCAAGGTCTAATGGGAAGTTGTGTGCATTTCTTTCATGCATTACTTCCATACCAAGGTTAGCTCTGTTAAGAACATCTGCCCATGTTGGTACAATTTTACCACTGCTGTCTACGACAGACTGGTTGAAGTTGAAACCATTTAGGTTGAATGCCATTGTACAGATACCCATTGATGTTAACCATACGCAAACAACTGGGAATACTGCTAAGAAGAAGTGAAGACTTCTTGAGTTGTTGAATGAAGCATACTGGAAGATAAGACGACCAAAGTAACCGTGTGCAGCTACAATGTTGTATGTCTCTTCTTCTTGTCCAAACTTGTAACCATAGTTCTGTGATGTAAGACCTGTTGTTTCTCTGATTAGAGAAGATGTTACAAGTGAACCGTGCATTGCAGAGAATAATGCTCCACCGAACATACCAGCAACACCAGCCATATGGAATGGGTGCATTAGGATGTTATGTTCTGCTTGGAATACAAACATGAAGTTGAATGTACCTGAGATACCTAGTGGCATACCGTCTGAGAATGAACCCTGACCGAATGGGTATACTAAGAACACAGCGAATGCTGCAGATACTGGAGCTGAGTATGCAACACAGATCCAAGGTCTCATACCTAATCTGTAACTAAGTTCCCATTGGCGTCCCATGTAAGCAGAGATACCGATAAGGAAGTGGAAGATAACGAGTTGGTATGGGCCTCCGTTGTAGAGCCATTCGTCAACTGTTGCTGCTTCCCAGATTGGGTAGAAGTGTAAACCGATTGCATTGGAACTTGGAACGACTGCTCCTGAAATGATGTTGTTACCATATAAGAAAGATCCAGCTACTGGTTCACGGATTCCGTCGATATCGACGGGTGGTGCTGCGATGAAAGCAATAATGAAACATGCTGCTGCAGCTAATAGGCAAGGGATCATCAAGACACCGAACCAACCAACATAGATGCGGTTGTTTGTGCTTGTAACCCACTCGCAGAACTGAGGCCAACCTTTTAAAAAGCTGCCTTGTTCTCTTCTTGTAAGAGTTGTCATGAGGACGATAAGAATTAATAGGGCTCAAGGGTAGAGCGATATTAATATTTCCACTAATCCCTTCACTAGTGGATATGAGAGACGTAATTTATCCTCCCTATAGGTCTCGGTTGAGGGGGAGCGAATATTGTGTTAAAAAGAACACCTTTCGTTATTTATAGTAACAGAACTTTACAGAAATGGCAAGCGTGTCAATTCTTAAACTGTCTAAATAGGCTACAGACTCATAGTGTGTAGTTTTATGAAAAGATTTTTACCACTTATATTACTAGCGGGTTTCAGTTCACCAGCCATGGCGGATATCACTCACAAACTATCAAGTAGTTTACAACTTAGTGTAGCGGCAGGAGCGACTCAGGTTGAGCGTATTGGTACAACATATTCCGTTTCTGGATCAGGTGTAGATACATCATATACATCTGGTGGTAGTGCAGTAAGTGATGGTATTGGTTCATTGACCGTATCATCAGGCGTGGGGGCGATTCCAACATTGGAAGCAACTCAAAAAACAGCTGGCTCAGCGTTCAGCTTTAGTCAGACATTCACTCAAGGCGATGCGATATCAGCTTCTGCTCCAACAGCGGGAACAGTATCCAACTTCAGTAACCAGACATCAACGGCATCAGGAACTGCGGGCGATCTCGCTGGTACAATCACAACAGCAGGAGCTGTGACGGTGACCGCTGGCGGTGCAGGCACAGTTGCTACTGGACAATTCGTGAATGAACTTACAGTGAATTAAGATGATCAATGACTTTCTTGACAACTTGGCAGCACATCAATATCAAAAAATGCATCAACGTAAAGAAGAAACTTGCGATGGTTGTGGTTGTGTCTGCCCTT